AAACAACTTCACCCAGAGCGGCGCAGCTGTGGCGGCACCCACGGCGGCGACGGGCGCCTAACGGAGATGCATGCGCAGCGTACCCCGGAACATCGACCGCAAAGGCGAGGTCCTCTCGCGATGCGACGTGTGTTCGGTGTCGTACCTGCGCAGCGCGCTGCGTAGGGGCATCGACGGACTGCTACGCTGCGCGAACGACCGCCCTGGGCGGAACGAGCTGGAGCTCGCACAACTCACCGCTGCCCGGGCCGCTGCTCTCTCTCAGCGACTCGGGCGGCAGTCTTTGGAGGACGGCGCGTTCCCTGACGTGGACTCGTCGGGCAACAACTCCAGCGCGAGCCAGTACACGGGCAGCACGCGGCGTGACACCGTGAGCGAGGTGTACGACGGCGCGGTGCCGACCTACGCCAACCCTGGAACCAAGAACAACTACCCGGGGTTCTGATGGTAGCGAGCGCACTCCCCTCCACTCAGATCAGCATCAACACGCTCATTCTGTTGGCTTTCAAGCGCGCGGGGTTGCTTCCCGTCGAGGCCAAGCTTAGCGGAGCCAACATGACGCCCAAGCTGGAGCACGGGCGCCAGCTGCTCGACATCATCATGGACAACCTGGCCGTGAAGGGCTTCATCGCCCGCACCATGGCCTTCTACGACCTGCCGATTCTTGCGGGCGAGAGTCAGTACACGCTGCCGGACAGCATCCTGGATGTGTTCGAGGACGCCATGTACGTGCCCCCTGCTCCGCAGAACCAGGACACCAAGTTCACTACGGGCGAGATGCCGGTCAAGCAGATTGACCTGGCCACATGGCAGACGCTCACCACGAAGGGCAGCGTCTCAACGCGGCCGCAGCTCTACGTGAGCTTCCGCAGCGGAGCAACCGTGGTCCTTAAATTCTGGCCTGTACCTTCCGAAGCCGGCACGATGCGCCTGAAGACCGTGCGCCTGCTGGGCGACAACTCGGACGGTAACAAGACGCCTGACCTCCACCGGTACTGGTTCGATGCGCTGGTCTGGTGCCTCGCCTACTACGTGGCCGTGGACAGCTCCATGCCGTCGGATAAGATCTCCTTCCTGGCGCAGATGGCCGAACAGAAGAAAGCCGAGTGCGTTCGGTACAGCTTCGAGACAACCGACCAGAGGGCGACGCTGGTCTATCACACCCAGTGGTCAAACTGATGCTCGGTGTGTCCAGTCGCCGAGAGCTCGGCACCTGCCACCCGAAGCTGCAGATGCTGATTCAGGAGGTGGACAAGCGCCTCGTGAAGCGCCACTTGCTGGACCTTTCGGTCATCTGCGGTCACCGAGGCGAGGCCGACCAAGAGAAGGCATTCGCCAACGGCAAGAGCACCAAGCACTGGCCCGACAGCAAGCACAACGAGCTGCCGAGCTGCGCGGTGGACGTGGCCCCTTACCCCATCGACTGGAGCGACCGAGAGCGCTTCGGCATCCTAGCCGGCTACATCCTGGCAGTTGCAGACGACCTGGACATCGAGGTCAACATCGGAGCCCTCTGGAAGTCCTTCCCTGACCTGCCACATGTCGAGTTGACGGCTCGGGAGTTGGCCCGTTGAATGCCTCGCTACGGCACCGATCGCTGCGGAAGCTGCCTGAAGAACAGGGGGATTGACCAGTGCCCACTGCCAGCCAAGGCTCAATCCCCTTCGGTCCGGCCCTTGAGACTTCAGGTGAAGAAATCAGCGGAGCCAGCCCCGAAGCCTTCAACGTCATCGTGGACGCCCGAGGCACCATCCGAAAGCGCCCCGGACTCGCCGCCTACACGGGTGTCGCGCCAGCCACTGCCGTCGATGCCGCCGGGGTGCTCGGGCTGTACCTGACGCAGGCTCAGGTCGCGCACACCACCGGAACAGCCATCGTCAGCGGCACTCACCCGGGCATCCTGTATGCCGTTGGCGCTACGGTGAATGCTTCGGGAGGGGGACACAATGCGGGCAGGAATGTGTACCGCATCGTGGGGGGAGCGGCGACTCTCGTAGGGACGGGCACGGCAAACGAGGATCGTCTATCCACGCCTGCAGCCGGCGCGACCACGCGTACGCCTCGTCCTGTGTTTGCGGAAACTGAGGCATTGCTCATCATCGCCGGAGGCGCGGAGATCGGCAAGATCGACATTCGGTCGGAGACATTCTCGGCACCGAACTTCACCAACCCGAATCCCGACTACAACGAGATGAGCTTTCTCGGCGGCTGCCCGCCGCTCGCAAGCCATGTGTTCGTCAACAGCTCTCGTGTGATGGCCAACGACACGCAGCTCGACCGAACCAAGATTCGCTTCAGCGATATCAGCCAGGGCATTGTCGACTTCTCGGGCCACGAGACTTGGGCTCCCAGCCCCGGAGCGGCTGGGTTCGTGACGGCAGAGGCGCGTTCGGACAGCATAGTTTCCTGTGCCGAGAACACCAACGACATATTCTTGTTTGGCACTACGAGCTTGCAGCTTTTTGCCCCGGACGCCTCGACGACACTGGCTCCGTCGATCACGCGTGAGGCGGGCTGCCTGGCAGCCTACTCACCGATCAAAGTCGACGACAAGTACGTCTGGCTCGACCACATGACCCGCGTGGTGGGCTCAGATGGCCGCCAATGGGACGACCTTGGCAAGGCGGTCCAGGACACCATGGACAACCTGACGGCACCACAGGAGTGCTACTCCTACAGGTACAACGAGAACTTCGCCGACTGCGTAGTATTCCGCTTCCAGACCGACCAGGTGACGCTGGTGATGCAGCCCGGCATCGGCTGGTCCAAGTGGGGCACATACAGCGCAACCACGGACTCGTTCACGATGTTCCCGGTGCTCTGCCACCACATGCGGAGCGACGGCGGGCTGAACGTAGTTGGGCTCGAGGACGGCACCATCCGAACCCTGAGCCTCGACAACCTGGACGACCTGGGCACCCCGATCGCGGCCTACGTCACTACCGGGTTTATCGACCGGGACTCGGACAACTTCAAGACGACCGAGAGCGTACGCTTGACCTTCAAGCGCACGAGGCTGCTTTCGGCCGGTGTGGTCGCCTACCTGGAGTTTCGAGACGACCTGAGCGACGAATGGACCACCCTGGAGATCGATCTAGGGGTGGAAGACGGTAATCTCGCACCCACAATAGAGTTCCGGTCTCTCGGCATCTACCGTCGGCGGCAATGGCGGTTCAGGTGGGCGGACACCGCTGGACTATTTCTGGTGCGCGCGAGCGAACAATTTACGGTACAAGATACCTGAGGCACAATGGCGCAGGCAAATCAATCGGATTTCCTAGGAGAGGGCACCGTCGACCCGTTCACGGGCCTGGCGCCGGCTGCTGACGAGGAGGCCTTGGCGGCAGCCCGGCGCAACCAGCTCAGGTACTCCGCGAACAACACAGCCAACATCAACGCCGTCTCGGACCGCGGTGGACCAGACTACTCGTCGATGACCTCGGCGCAGCTGCTCAGCCGAAAGGCAGCGGGAGAGCCCATATCCGAGGAGCAGATCGCGGCCGCAAAGCGCCTTGAGAAGCTGAACCACGAGGCCATGAATACGGCTGGATACAAGGCTCTCACCTACGGAATCCTGGCTGCTCCAGGGCTGATAACAGGCGGAGCTGGCGTATTTGGCGGACCAGAGGCGCTAGGTTTTGGAGCTGGAACAGGGTCCATATCAGCTGAAAATGCGGGCCTTGCAGCTGCAGAATCGGCCTCTGCCTCGGCTACTCCGATCGTGCCAGTGGTCAACGAAGCGACTGGACTGGCGCAGGCAGGACCTGGTTTCACTCAGGCGGCTGCAGATTCCTACAACGCGGCGCACGGCTTGACTGCTGCTGCAGTACCGGCGACTGCCGCTGCGGCTACTACCGCAGCTGGCTCCGTGCCCTCCTGGTTGTCAGATGCCTCGGCATGGGGCGGCAAGCTTGCCACGGCAGCAGCGCCATTCCTGATCAACGAGGCGCTGGGCGGCCGCACCAAGGAGCAGGACGCGCTGATCGCCAAGCAAGAGCAGCTGGCGAAAGAGGCTGAGATTCGGCAGGGGCAGCAGCAAGACGCCCGCATGAACGCGCTCGGGCAGCAGTTGCTAGCGTTCAACCCGACCAACCAGATGATGGCCCAGATGTTCGGGCCTGGCGCGGCGTTCACTCCGCAACAGGTATCGACCATGGCTCAGGGCCAACCTCCGCCCCAGAACCCTGCCTTGGAGAACTACCACGGCACTGATCCGAAGGTTCAGGCTCAGGTCGAGGAGTACATCCGTCGCAAGCAGGAGTTCGACCAGGCCGAGGCGGGTCGCAAAAACATGATCATGGGCGGCATGGCCCCGGTCGGACCCGGTCCGTCACCGGTGCAGATGGGCCCGCCGCAGGCAGCCAGGAGATTCTGATGGCACTCACCAGGCCCCCTCTCACCAACCCAGCTCTGGCTTTCGCGGGAGGATTCTCCGGAGCTACCGCGCCGACTGCTGCCGCATTCCAGAACCCTGCGATCGCGGCGACTTCGCCCATGACGAATCCGACAGGTTTCGAGCGGCAGCCGTCAGCGGGCCCCGCCGCTCCACCGCCTCTCAGCCAGCCCTCGTCCGGACCCACCTACATGCCGCCTTCGGTGAGCACTACTCAGCCATACACGTCCCCTTCCTCATCCGGCGTGACGCAGAACCCCGGTGACACCATGGTCGGTCCAGGGCTCTCCGAGCAGGCATTCAACTCGACGCAGAACCGCCTCAATGAGGACCCTTTCCAGAGCACGTTCCAGGGCGTTGCCGGAGCTGCCGGCCAGCCCTCTCAGGGCGAGAGCTACCTGAACCAGAACCTGGGAACGCTCAACGGCCCGGGCCAGGGTGACCAGTACTGGCAGCAGCAGCAGGGCCAGTTCAACAGCCCATTTGCGGGCGAGCAGTTCGCGCGCTCTGCGACGCAGAACATGGCGCCGCAGGGCGCCGCGGGCGCCTTCAACACGAAGGCGCAGGGTCAGTACGGTGACTTCACCAACTTCGCAGGTCCTCAGCAGGGGCAGCAGCAGTACAACGCCAACGCTTCGTCTGGACCGCTAGCGGGGCAGTCGTTCTACGACTCCGTGGCGGGTCAAGCTGGAACCACTGGGCACTACTCCGATCCGAATCTAGCGGCGGGTCAGTACTCGGCTACCCAGCAGTCCTTCGGCGACCTCCCCACTCCGACCTCGGCGGATCCGTTCTACGACCGAAGCATCCAGCTCGGGACGCAGGCCTACAACCAGGGGGCGGCCGGGCGCGGCGTGTACGGTTCAAGCGAGGCCTTGAACGGTGTGGGCAATATCATCACGGACCTGAACGCCAAGCGCGCGCAGACCGCGTTCGGAAACAGCATGTCGATCGCGCAGGAGAACCGGGCTCGTCAAGAGCTGCTCGGAAACCAGGCGCGCCAGGGAGACCTGTCGTCGCTGGGCGCCTTCGGGGCCAACCTGAGCGGTCTGGAGACCTTCGGCAACCTCGCTGGCCAAGCCGGAAACCAGACGCTGGGCCAGCAGACCATGCTCGGCAACCAGGCTGCACAGACCGACCAGAGCGCGCAGGCGGCCCAGAACAGCAACATCCAAGGGCTGGGAACTCTCGGAAATATCGCCGGCCAGGCGGACACGGCGCAGACAAACCGCTTCACGGCGCGCACCAACGCCATGAACAACGCCGATCGTACAGGCCTCGACCGTCTCCAGACCGGCGCGGACATCGCGTTCAAGGGCGACGCCAACCAGCGCGACAACTTCACGGCCCAGAGCAACGCGGCCACGAACGCCGGTCAGCTCCAGAACTCGCGACAGAACACGCAAATCAGCGCTGCAAGCCAGGGCTCTCAGTCCGATCTGAACCGTCTGAACGCTGTGAACAACAACGCCTTCGGTGCAGAAGGCCAGCGCCAGCAGCGACTGCAGTCCCAAATCGACGCTACGTTCAAGCGCGACTCGAAGATGGCCGACATGATCGGCAAGGCCGTGGACAGCATGACTGCGGAGGACCAGGCCAACTTCGAGAACTTCATGACCTCCACCCTGGCCCCCATCATGAACGACGCCAACCTGAGCGCAGAGGAGCGAGACACCAAACTCAAGGCCGCCTGGGAGGGAACCAAGTGGGCCATCAACTCCTGATGTTGAATTTAGGTTGACGCATTAAAGGGTAGCCTGTAGTGTCTTCTGAGTCGGTCTTAGAGAGACCAAGGAGACCCAATGCGAACAATCCATGTCGAGATCACAGGCATCAACCCGCTACTCATCCATCGCTTCGGCGAGGACGCCCAGGCCGGAAAGACCTCCCGTAAGGCCAAACAGGGTCAGGTTGACACCAGGGCTGTGGCGCTAAAGGCCGCCAATGTGGGACCCGACGGAGTCCACTATATCAGCGCTTTCGCAATCGTGAATGCCATCGGAGCAGCTGGCGCAAGCCACAAGATGACTGGCACTCGGAAGAGTGTCCGTTTCATCATTCCGAGCGCTGTAAGAGTGGCCGCTCTGGGCGTTGACTGTACGATTCCAATCCTGCTCAAGGGAAAGCCTGCGATGACGTTCGAGGTGGACTCGCGCCCCGTCAGCATCCCTGCCACCAAGGGAAGAATCATGAGGCACAGGCCTCGTTATGAGGGATGGACCATGAGATTCGACCTGGAGATTCAGGACGACTTAGTCGACGTGGCTCTCGTCCACCAGCTTCTAGCGGAGGCTGGGCTGCAGATCGGAATAGGAGATTTCAGGCCTGAAAAGCGCGGTCCATTTGGATCTTTCAGGGTAACGGCCTGGGAAGAGATGGCCGAAGCGGCGCAGTAAGGTCTTGGTTCGTGGCCCGGCAGGGCAAGGCTTGGCTGGGCGCTGCGCTGCGAGGCAGGGCATGGTTCCAGGCAGGGCGGGGCCGGGCCGGGCAGGGCAGGGCGGGGCTGGGCTGGGCATGGCGAGGCCAGGCAAGGTTCGTGGCTTGGCCAGCCGGGGCGAGGCCAGGCACGGCACGGTGAGGCAGGGCAAGGTTCGTGGCTTGGCGAGGCGATGCACGGCAATGCCGGGTGAGGCAAGGCAGGGTTCGTGGCGAGGCACGGCGAGGCGCGGCGTTGCGAGGCGCGGCGAGGCAAGGCTAGGCGAGGAAACTGTGGTAGGGTGCTACGGAGCACCCTGCCATGGCCTTAAAACTCGACAGCATGCTTCTGCCTCCGACTCGGCTGGCGCCGATAAATTTCGACCTGGGAGGCGGCGAGTCATCTCTGGAACGTCAGCGACTAGAGCTGATGAAACAGCAATTCCAAGAGACCAAGCGCCAGCACGATCAGGAGCAAGAGTACAATCGAATAGCTGAAGCTGGGCGCATGAAGCGCGAGCAGATGATCAGCGATAGGGCAGCTCAGGCCGCCCAGGCAGCACTGGAGGCCAAGAAGCAGGAGGCGCAACAGAGCGCGCTCGCAGATTTCACCAAGCTTAACGGGGCTGGCGATGTTGAAGGAGCACGCGCCATGGTGCCCATGCTGACGCAGCTGGGACTTCAAGTGGACCTGCTCGGGGAAGAGAACGGGCTGCCCTCCTACCGCATCGGTCCAGACCCGGAAGCTGCCGCGCGAGACGCGGGCGCCATCGGTTACCCCACCACTGACAGCACTCCCATGCAGGAGCCGCTCGGCATCCAGTCGACGGGGGAGGCATTCGGGCGCGCGCTGGCGTCCCAGGGGCAGCCGGCAAAGCCTGCCGATGCCCCCGACTACACCGGTGGGGTACCCAAGAACGTGATCGACGTTGGCGCCCAGCACCAGGCCACGCTCGCGTCTCTCAACCCGGCGCTCAAGAGCATCGTTGCCTCGTACCCTCAGCAGTTCCAGGAGAGCGCCCAGCACACGGCGGACGCCGTCACAGCTCTGCCCATGGGCTCGGCCAAGAGCATCGAGACCTTCGATCGCCTGCGCGGAGGCCCCAACTCGCTCATCCAGTCCGGCATCGCGGCCGAGGCTCAGGCTGGCCAGAACGCGGCCAAGGGACAGGAGATGGCCGGTAAGGATGCCCACCAGCGCTACAAGACTGGATTCAACGTCATCGGCAAGGAGATCGCCCACCAGTACAAGGTCGACGGCATCATGGACCGTCAGAAGGCGCGCTCACAGGCCTCGTATGCTCTCAACAACGACACTGATTCTGATGACGAGTTGGTGGGCGCAGCAATCGCACGAGACATGGGAGAGAACGGCGTCCTGACAGACCAGAACATCAGGACAGCCCTGGGCACAGGCTCCATGAGCTTCTTGGAACGCATCGGTGCTGGCGCTTACAAGCAGGCCCTGGGCGGGCTGTCTCCGGAGCAGAAAAAGGCACTTAACGGTCTCATCGACAAGGCCGACAAGGAGGACCGAAAGCGTGCCATGTCGATGCTCTCCAACATCGACGAGGTACTGGATGACCCAGCTACGGACAGGGACGTCGCGCGCGGTCTCAAGGACTACCGCAGGACAGTCGTCCCCCGCCCTCTGCGAGACGAGTACGACTCGGTCAAGAAGCGCAAGGGTGGCGCGGTAGCCGAGGAGCCCCAAGGCTTCAACATGGAGGCCGACGCCAACGCAGAGTACGGGCGCACGTCGGAGGGAGGAACCACTATCCCGCAGTCCAGCCGGGTCGCTTTCGAGAACAACAACCCGGGCAACCTGAAGTTTGCCGACCAGGACGGCGCCACCCAGGGCGAGCCCGCGCAAGACGGCGGGCACTGGGCCAAGTTCCCGACCGTTGACGCCGGTATGGAGGCGCTCCGCCAGCAGGTCATGCGCGACTCCGAGAAGGGCCTGACGGTGCGTCAGTTCGTCACCAAGTACGCCCCTCCCGGCAGCAACGAAACGGAGGCCTATATCGCGCAGGCGGCCGCAGCCCTGAAGGCCAAGCCCGACGACGCCTTGGCGGAAACGGATCCATACGACGTCGTGCGCTTCGTGGCCAAGAAGGAGTCCGGCACCGAGATGCCCGACCAGTACACGGCGGCTCCGGCTGACCCGGCTGCCGCGCGCAAGGCTCGCATCCTGGAACTCCAGAAGAAGGCTCAGGACTGATGGCCCTCACACCCGAGGAACAGAAGGAACTCGACGACCTTCTCGCGCAGGAGAACGCCCACGCGACCGCTCCCACCGGGGCCGGCGGAGCTGCTCCGCTGGAGGAGATGCTAGATCCGAACTTCAACCTGCCAACGCAGGCACTTGCTGTTCAGCCTTCAACTACGGACCCCAAGGGGGACGAGGCTGCCGAGTCGGCGTGGCGTCGAGACCCTGTGGGCGCAGCCAAGGGCGCGGTCATCTTCTACGAGCCGACCCTGGCGATGGTGCAGAAGAGACTGACTGAGGACCCGGCATTTGCGCGGCTAGTTGCGCCCAGCATGCAGATGGACCCGGCGCGGATCGCAAGCCTGACCAGCGACGACTCTAACGTGCAGGCCGCCAGAGACCAGTTATGGCGCGAGAACGCTGACGCGGCGGCCAAAGCGGGGAAGACGGGTTACAGGTACTCCAGGACCCCGTGGTTGGGCAATGGAACCCTGATGGGTGCAATCCGCTCTCTGGGCATGCATGCCGTGGGCGCAGACACTCCGGTCATGGAGACAATCAACTCGTTCGTGATGGGCGCCGACAAGACGGGCCTTCTGGGCGCAGGTAGGGCCCTGGATGAGACGATATCAAGCGGCGACCCGAATGTGCTTCCGAATGCCACAGGGGTAGATATTGAGAAAGCCGGACGAGACCCGGAGACCTCCAAGCAGTACAACGCGCGCACCATTGAGGACCACCCTGTGGCCTACATGGTTGGTCAGGGCCTGGCTATGCTCAGCCCATGGGGTGCTGCGAACAAGCTGTACCAGCTCGCCACGGGCCTCACCGGCAAGGCCGCTGCCGCTGTCGGTGGCGGGCTCACCGCACGCGTTCTCGCGGGCGGAGCCGGAGCCGCTCTCGGCGGGGGGGCCACGCAGGCAGGTCAGGATGTGGTTCAGGCAGGCGGGAACCTGGCGCAGACCGGGAGCGCAGGGATCACTCCGGGAGAGGTCGCCGGGCGCGCAGGAGAGGCAGCAACGGACCCGCTGAACGTCGGGCTTGGAGGTCTAGGAAGTCTGGTCCATGCAGGATCCGGCAGAGGCGCTGAACAGTTCCGAGAGGGGCCCCGCTACGGCGGAGCTCCAGGGCGCTTCGAGAGGCTCGGCGGCGAGTTCAAGATGGGCAAGGGACCCGTTGCGCCGGAGCCCGTAGTATCTGCCACTGCAGAGGGTAAAGCCCTGGATGTAAAGCCCGTGGATGTGCTGGCCAAGGAGATCGCGCCCAAGGTGGCTGAGGCAGAGGCCAAGGCAGTCAAGGACGTCAAGCTCAAGGTGGAGGAGAGGAACGCTCCCTACTACGCATCCAGCGAGGGCAAGATGAAGCTGCCCGTGGAGGCCACCCAGAAGGAGGCTCTACACCAACTCAAGGAGCAATTCCACCTAGACGCCAAGAGCGGCCGGCTCAAGCCGATCAACGGGCAGGGCGCCGTCGACTACACCAAGAAGTTCTTCAACCGGAACATCGACGGCGTCTCGACCAAGCCGAGCCCCGGCGCCATCGAACTGACCCCCGACGAGGCAGAGGCGTTCCTCGCTGGCAACTGGAAACAGGAGTTGATGCCGAAGGCGCCCAAGCCACCGAGTGGACCGTCAGGCGGAACGCGGGAAGTGGACCTGGGAGGACCTACGGCGCCTGCTGGCGGTGGCTGGAAGCCGATGGCCAAGCCTGAGAGCGGTGTCGCATCGGAGCGCCCCACGGGTCAGACAGACGCCAGCCTGGCACCCGAGGCCAAGCCATCCCTGGATTCCATGCGCCCCGGCAAGGCAGCCCGCGCTGAGCGCCCCACTGCGCCGGCAAAAGAACCGAACATGAAGGAGCTGGGGTCGGTTGCCGTAGACCCGGTAAGGGAGGCGGGACCCGCGATCCGACGAGAGAACGACCGCATGTCGGCCCTGGACCAGGAGACATCGGTGGCTCCGGACATCGTGAAGAACGCGACCAGCCCACGCACAGGACTCGTCAGCGTTCCCGAGGTCGTCAAGGGCATGGGAGGAAATGTCGAGAAGGCCCATGCAGCACTGCTCAAGGCGGACGCAGACGGGGTGATCGAGCTTCGCCAAGAGGCTGGACTTGGACGCATGTCCAAGGAGGAACTGGCGCTCGCTGTGCCTATGTCCGGCGGCAATGGACACCTTGGTAGCTTCCGAGTGATCGAGCCCGAGAAGCTCGGTCAGTACTTCGGAGTAGCAGACAAGGCTGCCGCCACGCTACCCGAGTGGAAGGCCGGCACCAACAAGACCTACATCAGCGACCTGTACGACCAGGCCAAGGGCAAGTTCAAGACCCGTGCCGAGTTCGACAAGGCACTGATGGACGCCCATAAGGGCTCCAAGGGCGGCATCCTTCAGCGCATCGACCTGACAGAGACGGCGGACCCCACCAAGCTCAAGGCTAGCCGCGTCAAGTCAGTAAACGGCGAGTACGACCTCGTGGACTCGGCCAAGGCCGCCGACCTGCTCAAGGAGTGGGGGATCGTCGGAGTAGGAGCAGCTGCCACTGCCGCAGCCAGCGACGACAAGGAGTCCTCTGCCGCCGGTGCGGGTGCCGCGGGTCTGGCCATGCTGCTCAAGAAGAAGGGCATCAGCAAGGTCTACGTCAGCCCCAAGCGGTACACCGCCTCCGAGCATGAGGTACTCAAGGACCACCTGCAGACCCTCTCCGCCGACCCGAACACCCCCGAGGCGCGGCAGGCTAGGCAGCTCTACAAGGCTGCCTTCATCGACCGAGACGCCCGCCCCATGAATGGCGAGGTGGGTGGCTGGAGCAAGCACCAGAACGAGAATTCCGCCATGATCGACGAGGTCAAGAAGCGGGCCAAGCTGGCAGCACCAGGCGGGGACTCGTTCAACGCGCTCATCGACTACTCGAAGCAGCGGGAGGGTCAGTTGCCGCTCGTGGAGGCGGTGCGGTCCGCCGCCGATCGGGCAGGCCCCGGAGTGCGCGCACAACTGGACCAGCTGCGGCTTCTGGACCCCATGGCTGCCCTGCACCAGGAGATGCGCATGGGCGCCTCCGGAACCGGGCGCGGGGTTGTCCCGCAAACCCTGATGGGCGCCGCCGGGCGCGGATTTGACGCCGGCATGATGCGCTTCGGCTACCCCGGGCTGAACTATCTCGGAGGCCAGCAGAGCCCAATCCGTGGCGGTATGGCCGGCAGAGCTGCTACAGTCGACTTGCGGGGAACCCGCCTGGACGACGAGAAGAAGGACAAGACGCCATGAACGAAGGACCCACGGTCGTCAGCTACAGCGGTGGAACGCCCACCGTCACAGGCACGGTCACTCTTTTCGATTCCACGGTGGCATTTCCGCCAGGCGGAAGTTTCCATCTGCTGCGTCAGCAGTGGTTCCAGTTCTCGCTCGGAATCGGCAGCGCAGGCGGCACAGGCACTGGCACGATCAACGGCCAGTACTCGATAGACAAGGGAGTCACCTGGCGCACCTTCTACGTGGCCACCAATGCCGACGGCACTACGGCTGCCCCTGTCTTCACCGAAGACGAGGTGTACGTTGGTCAATTCAAGGACATCCGCTTCCAGTACGTCAACGCGGTGGAGGTGCCCACGGTATTCGAGGTGCAACTGACACTCAACCGAGACAAGGCCAAGAGCAAGGTTCTGGCGACTGAAGTGCTGCAGGCTGGCGGCGCGCTCACGTGACCCTCTCTCTCACACTCCACGCTCGATCGGAGATGCTCAACGGCTGGGACGTTGCCGTGCGCAATGGGTCCAGCTCGGCGCACGTGCTCATCTCACAGGGAGTGATCGAGCTGGTCCACTTCCATCTCGGAGCGTCGGTCAGCTTCGGAGCTGCAACGGCTGACTCCATCTCTCTGGCGGGCTCCCTTCCACTCCTGAATACGGGGACGGCCGTGGCTGGCAACGCTAACAGGTTCGCCGTTCACGACGAAGACGACAACGTGCTTCTGACCGGTGTTCTGTCCACGTTCGGTGGAGGCGGGGATGTGCAGACTACGGCCGTTGCTGTGACGGCTGGAGCTGATCAGAACCTGAATGGTTTAACGCTCCGCATGGGTCCCTCCGGTCTCGTACTGGTGGAGATGAGCGTCACGCTGCAATGATCGAACTCGGAGAGCTGAAGACGTTCACGCAGAAGTTCACCACGACAGCCGGTGTGGATGCCGATCCTGTGGTCGTAGAGCTTTGGCTGAGAGAGGGGATCGACGGCACCGAGCTGCAGTGGACCTATACGACCATAGGAGCAGTGACCACGTCGCCAACTGGATTCACCAGCGTCATCGTGCGGGACTCGGCTGGAGACTTCCATCTGGACTTCAACGCGCGCAAGCCCGAGCGCATCACGGCGCAGTGGGTAGGTACCGGTACCGTATCTGTGTTCCCTCCCGAGACCGTGTTCGTGCGCCACTCGGAGATCGTGGCACTGGACCACCCGTGAAGCCATGCCTTGCACAGACCGGCAGCTTCAGCAGTCCCAGATAACCCAAGGATTCAGCACGCGCATCGGCGTGCAGAAGGTGCTCCGACCGTTCACCGGAGCCGCATCTCCCGAGAACCTGGTCGACTACCTCAACCGTGAGGTGTACCCGGTAGTCAAGGCGGCGCGCGACAAGCTGAACGAGGTCTACCTGCCGGCGAAGGAGAACGCCAGCAGCGCCAACCCTCTCGCTTACGCATTCTCTGACAGCGTCGTAGCTGGGGACCCGACTCTAGGACGCATCCGTCTGAACCAGTCGATCCAGAATACGGCCACGCTCATCAGTCTCTCGGAGACGAACTCCGCCCGCAAGAACGTAGCCACCTGGCTCTCGGTCATGCAGGGAGGATCCACAACCCCTCTGGGCGTTGTCACGATCTCAGACGCCGCCGACCCGGGTCGGTTCGTGCGATTCAACATGACAGCGGTCGTGGACAACGGCGCGTACTGGGACCTTACAGTCACGCCTGTAGAGTCGAGTCACGCTGTTCCGTTCGTCGAGGGCGAGCCCATCTTGGTCTCATACATCGCTGGAGTGGCCTCGGGCGGAGTATCCCTAGCCACCAACGTGGCCGCCATCCGTGGTGTGAGCGCCGGCACCCAGCTGCTGACCAGCGGAACGCTCTCGTTCGCCAACAGCAACAACATCAGCTTCGGTCTGAACAACGGAACCATCACGGCTCAGCCGTTCATCCGCGTTCAGGACGTACTGTCATCCGTAGACGCCACGCGGCTCTCCTTCGACTTCGCAGGCAACGTCAGCTTCCGCATCACCACGGGGGCATCAGCGGCCACTATTGGGGCCACTGCCGGAATGGGCCTGAGCGCCGGAAGCAACGTGATCGTCTCCGGTCTCAGCTTCAACAGCAGCAACGGGATCACCTTCGGGAATTCAGGCGGATCCATCACCGCCAGTTACGCTCGCGAGATCGGGCTCGTCTCTCACATCGGAGGTAACAGCGTATCCGCGGTCACCAGACTGGCTTTCTCCAACGCGAGCAACGTGACGTTTTCTCTGTCCACGGCTGTTGGAGCAGCAACCCTGTTGGCCTCAGTGGCAGCAGCCGCGGCCGGCGGAATCACCGCCATCTCCGCCCTGAACTACGGCGGCTCGATCACGGCGGGCCAGCTCGCGTTCAGCAACAACACAGCGATCACAGCGTTCACTAGCCATGCCAGCTCGCAGAACGTACTGTTCTCACTGAACGGGTCCAGCATTCAGGCCACTGCGCTCATCGGCATCGGCGACAGCCTGGGACCGTTCATCGGAACCCGGTTTGACTTCCTGAGCTCCAACAATGTCGACTTTGGAGCTTCCACGCTGACGGTACTCGGCGAGGGCCGCGTGGTGCGCATCACGGCCTCAGCGACTCCTCAGCTAGGCCTGCTGTCTCACATCGGCGGAAACAGCGTCGCCAATGCCACTCGGCTAGCATTCAGCAACGCTAACAACGTGACCTTCAGCCTGAGCACTGCGGCTGGAGGCGCGACTCTGCTCGGGTCCGTTGTCACCAGCGCACAGCAGACCTTCATCGGCGGAATCGCGGGCGGCACGCAGACAGCGACGAGCGGAACCATCGTATTCAGCAACTCGAACAACGTCAGCTTCGGCATGTCAGGCTCGACGCGAATGACGGCCAGCTACGCGCTCCGGGCCAGCGCGGGCGCGAGCTCTGCGGACATCTCGAACCTGGTCTTCACGAACACGAACAACGTCGGCTTCGCCATCTCTACCGATGCCAACGGCGGCACCGTGCGAGCTGCAGCCAGCATCAACTTCAGCGCAGGAACCACGTCGGGCAACCTGAGCAACCTGGTCTTCTCCAACAGCAACGGCGTGTCCTTCGGCCTGAACGGCTCGACCATCACGGCCAGCGTAGGAGCTGGAGGAGGCGGAGGTGTGGCCATCGAGGCAGACACCAGCCCAGGAGGGGCCATT